ACAGATAGCACCAACGCTCGACCGCGAGTTTAAAATATTCCTGGCATGGCGCGGTTTTAATATTGACAGCAGTTTGTTCGACTTAGTGTTTAATGAACCGCAGAATTTCGCAGCGTACCGACAGGCAGAACTCGACCAGCAGCGTATTACGTCTTTTTCTAGTTTAGACGGAGTTGAGTACTTAAGTAAGCGATTCTTACTTAAGAGATTCTTAGGCCTGAGCGAAGCAGAAATTGTTGAAAACGAACGCATGTGGCGAGAAGAGAACAGCTCCGATGATAACCAATCTGCAGATACCGACAGCGGATCGGATTTGCGTGCAGCAGGTATATCTCCGGGTGGCTTAGAAGCCGACTTAGAAGGAGTTGATGATGTTGACTCTGACGAATCGGAACTCAGCGACATTGATGCAGACATCAGCGCCGATGAAACAGAACTAACTGATACTGAGAATGCATAAATAGATGTATAAAGGATTTTGTAAATGTTATTAAACGAATTTTCTAATTTGTACGCTCAGTACTCAGCAAATAATAAACAACAAACCGACGAGCCCCGGAAGTCCGGATTCTATCGCGAAGAAGATGACAAAACGTCAAAAGATAATAGCCAGACTAGGACTTCTCGGTTAACGTTAGAGCATTTAAATAAGATCCGAAAGATGCGTGATGTTCGCAATTACGAAATGTATAAAAGATTACAGAACGTTAAGCGACAATACGGTAAAAAATCAGATTCTGACCTGTAAACAAAAGAAAGGCTTAAAACGGCTCAAAAAAGAACCTTTTAAGCCTTTCTTTTGTTTTTGTGTTTAAATACAGTTACAAATATTATCCCTAACCTAGGAGACGAATTAAAATGGCTAGTAAATTTGAAAAGTTAATCGAGCACATTGTAAATGCCGATAACGACAAAGCAAGCAGCCTTTTCCACGAGATTGTAGTAGAAAAGAGCCGCAAGATTTACGAAAGCATCATTGACGAAGAGAACGACGAGTTTGATTTTGACTATGATGAAACGGATGACTTTATCGGTGATATCGAAGCCGACGAAGAAGGTATTGCACTTGAAGCTGAAGAAGACGATTTTGAATTCGACGACGACGCTGAAGACGACGATACTGACACTGAATTTGATTATGACGACAACGATGACCTAGACGATCACGAAGACGATCATGTTGATTTAGACGATCGCGTTGAAGACTTAGAATCTGCATTAGATGAACTAAAGGCAGAATTTGATCGTTTAATGTCAGATGAAGACGACGAAGAAGCCGACGAGTATGAAGGCGACGAAGGTGACGAAGACGAGACTATTGTTCGCGAATTCACTGAAAAAGTTCCTACTCCGAGCAACAACGAAGAAGGCAGTGTTAATAAAACTAGCACAATTGCTAAAGCTTCGGACGTTAAGGACAAAGGAAGCGATATGGTGTCTAAAGGCGGCGAAGAGAAAGGCGGTAAAAGCGTAAAACCAAAAGGTAGCTTTAACGGAACAACTAAACCAAATGTTAAGCCGGCACCAAAACCGGACTTAAGCAATAAAGACGACAATACAAAAAGTCCTCTAGCTAAACGACAGTAAGGTAAACAATAGATGCATTATTTACAAGAACACCTAACCTTCGACCAAGCTCAAGTTATTGTCGAGTCGGGTAAAGAAGGTAAAGACCTTTATATGAAAGGTATTTGCATCCAAGGTGGTGTAAAAAATGCTAATCAACGAATTTACCCTGTTAATGAAATCGAAAAAGCTGTTAGGTTGCTCAACGAGCAAGTATCTAACGGTAATAGTGTACTAGGTGAAGTGGACCATCCAGATGACTTGCAAATCAATTTAGATCGAGTAAGTCATATGATTACTGAAATGTGGATGGACGGCCCAAACGGGTACGGGAAATTAAAAATCCTCCCAACTCCGATGGGCCAGTTAGTTAAAACAATGCTCGAGAACGATGTAAAGCTTGGTGTAAGCAGTCGTGGCTCGGGCAATGTTAATGAAGCTAACGGTCACGTGAGCGATTTTGAAATGGTCACAGTTGACGTAGTTGCACAACCTAGCGCGCCGAATGCGTATCCTGTTGCAGTTTATGAAGGATTAATGAACATGCGGCATGGCCACAGGGTTTTAGATATTGCTCGCGAGTCAATTGTTGACCGCAGAGTTGAAAAATACCTTAAAGACGAAATGCTTCGTCTTATTAAGGAAATGAAAATCGGGAGATAACCATGAAAGGTGCTATCAGTCCATTACTAGAAAGCGGTCTTTTAAGCAGCGAAGCTAAAGCAGAGCTAACTGAAGCTTGGGACGAAAAAGTTGCCGAGGTAACAGAACAAGTCCGAGCTGAGCTACGCAGCGAATTTGCCCGCCGTTACGAGCACGATAAAAGTGTGATGGCCGAAGCGTTGGAAAAAATGGTAGAAGAATCTCTTACTAGTGAAATTGCAGAAATCCGTAACGAAGGACTTCGTTTAGCTGATGACCGTGCAAAGTTTGCTGAGTCAATGAAATCAAAAGCACAGGCGTTTGAAAAATTCATGACTGAAACACTAGCTAAAGAGATTAAGGAACTACATGAGGATCGTAAAGAAAAGCAGAAGCATCTAGCTCTTCTTGAAAGTTATGTAGAAACTATGCTAGCTGAGGAAATTAACGAGTTTGCTGCAGATAAGAAATCATTAGTAGAAACTAAGGTTCGTTTAATTGCAGAATCTAAAGCTGAACTGAATAAACTAAAGAAATCGTTTGTTGAGCGCAGTTCGAAACTAGTTAAAGAATCAGTATCAACGCAACTGGCTACAGAATTAACACAGCTAAAAGAAGATATCAAAGCAGCTCGCGAGAATAACTTCGGGCGCAAAATCTTTGAATCTTTTGCAGCCGAGTTTGGGTCTAGTTACTTGAACGAAAACCAGGAAATTAAGAAATTACTAGGACGTATTAAAGCACGTGACATTGCACTAGCAGAATCGCGTGAACAGACACAAGCGTTACAGCAATTAGCCGAATCGACAAAGAAACAGTTAAATAAGCTTAATGAAAGTGTTACAAGAAGCAAGAAGCTATCGAAGCTTACTCGTTCATTGAATAAAGAAAAAGCTGCTGTTATGGAAAGTTTATTAGAGAATGTTGCTATTGATAAACTTGACAGTGCTTTTGAAAAGTATTTACCGGCTGTTCTTAATGAAAGTAAAACAGTTGCACAAGATCGCTCGCGTTTTAAGCAACCGTTGCACGAAAATAAGAAAGAAGTAACCGGTAATAAAAAACTGCCGCCAAGACCGATGACCAGGGCAACATCATCGAAATTAAACGTTTGGCAGGTTTAAAGTAATAGAGATATATTTAGGAGAAGGTAAATTATGTCTAAAGAACTACTAGAAAGTCGCTGGACTGAAACAAAGGACGCCCTATTAGAAGGTCTTGAGGGCTCTAAACGCACTTCGATGAGCGTTGTACTTGAAAACACTCGTCGTCACTTAGCAGAAGCTGCTACAAACGGTTCAACGCAAGCTGGTAACATTGCTACTCTTAACCGAGTAATTCTTCCAGTTATTCGTCGTGTAATGCCAACTGTTATCGCTAACGAAATCGTTGGTGTACAGCCGATGGAAGGCCCAGTAAGCCAAATCCATACTTTACGTGTTCGTTACGCAGACGATGCAACTAACACAGCAGGCGGTACTAACGTATCGGCTGGTGAAGAAGCACTAAGTCCTTTTAAAATTGCAACAGCTTATTCGGGTAATTCCGATGGTAAAGCTGCACCTACTGCACAAATGGAAGGCGTGCCTGGTAAGCGTATTAGCGTTCAGCTATTAAAGCAGGTTGTTGAAGCTAAGAGTCGTCGACTAAGCGCTCGCTGGACTTTTGAAGCTCAGCAAGATGCGCGTGCAATGCACGGTATTGATGTTGAAGCCGAAGTAATGGCAGCATTAGCTCAAGAAATTACTGCTGAAATCGACCAAGAAATTCTTGGCTCTCTACGTGCTCTAGCAGCAACTGAAGAAACATTTGATCAGAGCGCAGTAATTGGTACGCCTACTTATGTCGGTGACCAACACGCTACGCTAGCAATTCTTATCAACCGCGTTGCTAACAAAATCGCTCAGCGCACTCGTCGTGGCGCAGGTAACTGGGCTGTTGTATCACCAACTGCTCTAACAATCCTACAGTCTGCTACTACAAGTGCTTTTGCTCGTACAACTGAAGGAACTTTTGAAGCTCCGACTAACACTAAGCTAGTTGGTACGCTAAACGGTTCAATGCGTGTGTTTGTTGATAGCTATGCTACTGATAACACTCCTGTACTAGTTGGTTACAAAGGTTCTAACGAAACTGATGCTGCAGCATTCTACTGCCCGTACGTTCCGCTAATGAGCTCTGGCGTTGTTCTAGATCCGAACACTCTAGAACCAACTGTTGGCTTCTTGTCACGTTACGGTTATGTTGAACTAACTAACACAGCTAGTTCTCTAGGTAACGCAGGCGACTACCTAGGCGAAATTGCTATTTCTAACGTTTCTTTCCGTTAATAATAAGCATTTTGCACTAGATTAAAAAAGCAACCCTAGGGTTGCTTTTTTATTGGCTGTAAATCACATAAATAAAATTATTAGATAAAGGTTTATCATATATGAGTAAGACTCTCAGAGTATCCACCGAATATACACTAGATACTCCAAAAGTAACAATTACCGGCGACTTATATGTACTAGGCGACAATACTGTACTCGAAACTGAAAATTCGAGTATTAAAGATAATGTTATAGTACTAAATGACGGCGAAACTGGCTTAGGCGTTACAGCTGGCGCTGCTGGCTTGGAAATAGATAGAGGTACAGCACCTTCTGCTGCACTTCGGTGGAATGAAATAACCGATCGATGGGAAATTTCGAGCGATGGAGTGAACTTTTTAGCTATTGTTGCGTCAAGCACTGGTACAGCAGGGCTGCAGCATGTTGTTGAAGATGATTCACCTCAGCTCGGCGGCGACTTAGACGTTAATGGATTTTCGATAACATCGGATGTTAACACAGATATAGTATTAACGCCATTTGATGGCAAACGGGTACAAGTAAATGCACCTCTATCATTGCAAACGCTTGCAGTTGAACCTAGCATGACAGCCGGGAACGCAACAATATACAGCGGCCCGGTATCGTCTGGCGGAACAGGTGTGTATGTTAGTAATTCTCTAGGTCACCCTGAACTTATAAGCAAAAAACGGGCCTTAGTGTTCTCGTTGATATTTTAAAGGATACAAGAAGAAATGGCATTAATTAAATCACAGTTATCTACTGCTCCGGCAACGATCTACACTAGTGCTAATGAAACAGTGATTACTGTAGGGTATTTTTGTAATAC